AAGTTAGCAATGAAGTTAGGCATACCACAAGCAATTACTTTTTACATAGACCATCAAGAAGAAATTAGAGAAGCCAAAGAAATGGAGAAGGAAAAATTGGAAGATGCTTGGGTTGAAGGGTTTAAAAATTGGAATCCAAGTAAAACTTTTGAACAATACTACAACGAAACATTCGGAGGTAACAATGACTAAACAAAGCACCTACAACCTGATGTGGGCAATCGCCATCCTTCGTGAGGACTATCACCATTGCTGGAGATTAATCGCAGAGCGTATGGGGTGCAGTGAGTGGAAAGCCCGGTATCTTTATTCACGGATCAAGAAAGATTTTAAGTTGAAACAATCAAACTAAATCGCTATATTTGTACAAGAAGTTGAGATTTCGCAGCTCTCGTAAACTTTTAAGATTTTTGCCCGTTGGGATGATAGGTGCTGCGACCACTGTCATACTGATGGGCTTTTTTTATTCGCAGCAAAAATGAACACACAAGAACAATGGAAACCTGTTGCCGAGTGCAATGGGGAGTATTATGTCTCAAGTTGGGGACGGGTTAAAAGTTTGAAGTTTGGCAAGGAACGGATTTTGAAAGAAAGAATGCAAGGGACAGGATTGAAATATCCAGTTGTTTCTTTATGCATTAGATTAACTATTCATCAATTCAAAATTCACAAATTGGTTGCTTTAGCATTTATCCCAAATCCTGACAACAAGCCACAAGTCAATCACAAAGACGGCAATAAGACAAACAATCACATTGACAACCTTGAATGGGTAACTCACCAAGAAAATGTTCAACACGCTTGGGATACAGGATTATTTGAAGGGAAAAGATTGGCTATATCAAAGGCAGTATCAAAAGCACAATCAAAGCCAGTTATTGATATTGTGACAAGCAAGAAATATGATTCCTTAAAATTAGCTTGTTTAGAGAGTGGAGAAAATTATTGGACTCAAGCAAGTCGCATATTTCACAACTCAAAACGCCAACGCTTTTTCTACTTATGAGCAAAGATCCAGCGTTCTTGTTTTATTCTTCGGACTTTTTGACCGGGACATTGTTGATGTCAATGGAGCAGAAAGGCAAGTTCATCACCTTGCTTTGTATCCAACATCAAAAAGGTCACTTATCCGAAAAAGATATGTTGCACATATGTGGTTCATATGACGAAGATGTATTCACCAAATTCCAAAAAGATGAACAAGGCAAGTTCTACAACATCAGGTTGGAAGAGGAGGTTGATAAGCGTAAAGCGTACTCCGAATCAAGGAGAAACAATCGTAAGAAGAAAGAAGATATGAATAACACATCTTCATCATATGTTCAACATATGGAAAATGAAAATGAAAATGAAAATTTAATTGAAAAAAAGAAGGTAGCACGATTCCAAAAACCCACCATTGAACAACTCAAAGAGTATATGAGCGAACAAGGAATGAACGACATTGCAGAGAACTGGTTAAACCATTACGAAGCAAACGGCTGGATGGTCGGAAAGAACAAGATGAAAGATTGGAAAGCGTCAGTCAGGACTTGGAAGATTAATCAAAAAAATAATTCAGCAACTCCACAAGTTGTTCACAAAAAAGTGTTTAATTTGTCGGACTATGAATGAACTTGAAGATTACATACTCGGACAACTTTTATTCTATGAGCAGACAAGAGCTTTGCTTCCAAGAATCAAACACCAATGGTTTGAACAACCCCTTCACCGAGAGGTCATCCAGCGGATGTCGGTTGCTTACTACGGCAACGAGGCAATTGATTATATGTCCTTGACCAAAGGGATGAACAATGATGATAGAATGAGGGTGATTTTCATCGGGCAGAATGTCAGCAATGTAGCGAATGTGAGCAGTTATATTCCCAAGTTGGAAGCCAAGTACCTACACAAGGAGTTCGTTGCTCAAATCGCTTCCATTGACTTGACAATTGATTTGAAAGAGTTGCTCACACAAACTCAAAGCATAATTGACAACACCAAGTTCACAACAATCAACGATCCTGTGAGCATCCACAAGTTGAGCGGTCAAGCCGTTGACAACATCACCCAAGCAATTGAGCGTGGCGATAGGATAACAGGTAAGCAAAGCGGATGGATTTCAATTGATAGAATCTTGGGAGGTTGGAACGCTGGTGATTTGGTGGTGATGGCTGCTCGTCCAGGTCAAGGAAAGACGGCACTTGCTTTGTCCTTGATGTATGAGTTCGGGAAGTTGGAAGGGAAGGGTTTGTTTGTGAGTTTGGAGATGTCATCCGAGCAACTTGCAAAGCGATATTTATCACTCCTTGTAGACATACCTAATTGGAAGATACGCAACGCCAACCTGAAGGAGGTGGAGGTCATAACCCTATGTGATAGCGTGAACAATTCAAATGTTGAGTTCTTTGTTGATGACGATCCGAACTGCACGATTCAGCAAATCAAATCCAAAGCAAAGATTCACAAAGCAAAGCACGGACTTGAGCTTCTCGTGATTGATTACATCCAGTTAATCAAAGGCACAAAGCAAAACCGAGAGCAAGAGATTGCAGAGATTTCACGCAACTTGAAATTGTTAGCAAAGGAATTGCAAATCACCGTCATCGTTCTTGCCCAATTATCTCGCAAATGTGAGGAGAGAGCAGACAAGAGACCGATGTTGAGTGACATCAGGGAGAGCGGAAGCATTGAACAAGATGCAGATGTTGTGATGTTTCCGTTTCGCCCGGCATACTATTCAGGTGAGAAGATGGAAGTTGAAGAAGCGGAGGTCATCATCGCAAAGAATCGTCACGGAGAATGTCACACCATCCCCACAACCTTCACAGGCAGTCGGACAATGTACGAGGAGAAGTTATGAACCACTACCAAGAAACCCACAACCTAAAGCAAGAAATACGCAGATTGCGTTTGACGATTCAGCAACTTCACACTTCTCACGCACAGGAGGTCAAAAGATTGAAGAATGAAATACTCCGACCACGCTGCGACATTAACGACATAGAAGCTGACTGGACGGATGCAATGCGAGTGGCTTGTCAAGTTTACGATGTCACACCTGACCAAATCGTTTCTCACAACCGCAAACAACACATCTCCTATGCACGGCACTTGTTTTGCTATTTATGTAGGAAGCATTTGAAGATGACCTTCGCTGGGGTTGGCAACATCCTTCATCGGGATCACTCATCTATCATTAACTCCGTCAATGTTTACACCGACCTAATCCAATATGACCGAATCACAAGTCAACATTATACGAAAGCACTTGCCTTATTGGGTGATTACTTGCAAGAAAGGACTCACGCAGAGCATCTCCATCTACAAGACGGAGGAGGAGTTGTTGAGGTGTAAGAAAAAATACGAAAAAGATGGTTATATTTGTAGTATTGAAAAGAAAATTTGAACAAAGCCGACATCATATTGGAACTATCCAAAGCTGATTGGCTCACCCAAGCAACGAGGAATATCGCCAAAGACCGAGAGTTGGCAAGGGAGTTGTATCAATTCTACTTTTTGACTTTACTTGAGAAACCTGATGAGCAAATTGAGAAAATATACAGGGACGGATACATCCAGTTTTGGTCAATCCGTCTCCTTTATTTGGCTATCAACGGCAACCGGCATCCCTTCGGTAACTCTCGCATATATGACCAATACGATGTCTATGAGCTTGACTTCGCTGAAGAACCTGACCTACTCCTTGAGAGAGAGGAAGAAGAAACAATTGAACTTGAACGAATCAACAAAATAAACCAAGTCACCGAGTCAGCATATTTTTATGAGAAGGAACTATTCAAGATGTGGTGTTCAGGAATGTCTGCAAGGGCAATCCATAGAAAGACCGACATCTCCGTCCGTGAAGTGTTGAGGGTGGTGAAACTAATGAAAGAACGATGCACACAGAAATAATTGGAATTGCTTGTTTAGCAATCATCATTGTGAACTTTGGAAAACCAGCCGACCTACTTAAACGCTATCTCTACGGAAACGAATACCACAAATGGAAGCGAATGAAACCACTTGATTGTGCTTTCTGCCTATCGTGGTGGTTGGGGTTGTCCTTCTTTTTATACACTTACGGATGGGTGGGGATACTTTACGCATCCATCGCAACGGTGATTGTCGCACTCCTTGAGACCAAACTATGAGCAATATAGAATTTATCTTATCCCTTCAACCACTCTTTGATAAGTGGAAGCAAACCCAAGTGTTCCAACCAACTGGAGAACAAGCAAACAAACTAAACGCAGTCCATCGTGAAATCTTTGGACGCAACTTGCCGAACTGCTCTACCTGTGTGACGGAAGCATTGCACT